AACGATTTTGTTCTTACACAAATCTGAAATCGCATTCTGGGAAGATAAGCAAGGCGTCTTAAAAAAATCCCTCAACGCCACAGTTCCCTATTCACCTTTTTCAGCAATTATCGAAGAGACCACAGCAAATGGATATAACGAATTCAAAGATGACTGGGATAGAAGTGTGAGGGGGCAAGACGAATACATTCCTTTATTTGTCGGTTGGAATGAACTCAAAGAATATCGAATGACCCCACCTCCAGGCTTCAAAGCGACTGAACGAGAACTCCAACTTCAAATGCAATACGATTTAACAGACGAACAGATGTATTGGCGTCGGTTTAAAATTGATAACGATTATGGTGGCAATGAGTTGTGGTTTCAGCAAGAAAACCCTCTCACCCCAGAAGAAGCATTTATCTCCAGTGGTCAAGGGGTGTTCGACGGCGAAACTATCAAACGTGGATACGAAAGTTCGCGCCCACCCATACGCGAGATGGAGTTAAAGTCGCAGTTAATTAGAGAAAAACTGAAAATATGGGAAGAACCAGAGTCCAGAGAAGTTATCGAATACCAGCAACTCGCCAGATTTAATGTAAACAAACAGCAATATGAGTATTATGACGGGCCGTTAGAAACTGGGCGTATAACTGTGTTTGCTAACTACACCATAGGGGTTGACACTGCTGGTATGGGTGCTGACTTTAACCAAATGGTTGTTTGGCACAACATCAAGAAAACAATGGTTGCTCGATTGGGTGTCAAGAACATCAGCGAAGAAAGACTGGCTTCGATTGTAGTCGAAATTGCCAAGTTCTATAATGATGCGTTGGTTGTTCCTGAAGTTAACTACTCACACGCAATATGCGATTATATGATGGCGCTTGGATACGACAAAATCTTCCTCACAGAAAGTATGGCGCGTATTGATAAGCAAAAAGGTAGTATGGAATATGGGTTCAAGACCACACGTCTTACCAAACCACCTATCATCTCTACCCTTCGTGCGCTTTTGAATGAAAATCCAGAGGCGATACCAGATAGGGACTTTTGGTTTGAAACAGAATATTATGTTTTGCAAAATGTGGCAACTAATACAATGAATGCAGTGAGTGGACACCACGATGACATCATTATGTCAAACGCGATTGCTTACTATGGTTCGAATTCATTTCAAGCAAAGCAAAATTATACGCATCGAAAAATCAAATACGAAAACGAAGAAAATAATGCTATAATGGATAGAGTTAAAAAAGCCGAACGCAAAAATGGGCGTAAATTAAAGAAAGGTGTTTATAATAACAATGCTTAAAATTATGACCACAAAAGAATATCTTGAATTAACCAGAGCCGCTTTAAAATTACAAGAAATCTCTGAAGATTTAAAACGTGTTCAAGCAGAAAACGACAAATTAAAAGTCGAACTTGAAAACGAAAAAGAAAGAAACATTAAAGAAGCAAAAAAGAAAGCAAATATGCGTGTTGAAGCTGCGAAGAAGTGGCTCAACGGCTACCCTGAGGAATAGGAGACAATATGGCAAAAAAAGGTAATTATAACGACAAGGATATTGTCTACCAAGTTCATCAAGAGTTTGAACACGCAACTTCTTTTACTGATAGTATCAACTTACGTCGCGACATTAAACGTTGCGTCAATTTTGAACAAGGAAATCAGTGGAATATGGACGATGATGTTAAAGATTTTCCAAAAATTACTCTCAACATTATCAAACAAATTGGTAAAGTTCGCAAAAGTAGTATCTTGCAAAACGAATATGGTTATCTTGTGCAAACGAACGACCTAAAAAGTGTTCGTAAAATCCAAGACTTCTTAAAATACCTCAGCGAAAAACTAAAACTTAAAGCAAAAGACTTAAAAGCAGTCAACGACACCTTCACCAAAGGCACTGGCGTCATTTATTTTTACTGGGACGCTGATAAAGTGTCTTTTTTAAGTAAGAGTGGTGGTTGTTTACGTGCAGAAGTCATCGACATTCGTCGTTTTCGCGTCGCTGACCCCTATATTCAAGACTTACAAGACCAAGAATACGTGATTTTTGTCTCTCGTGAACGTCTTGATAGCATTAAAGCAAAATATGGTGTCGATGTGCCACCTACTGCTGAAGATTACACGCACGAAACAGAAAAACACGTGACGAGCGAAAACCCACAACAAGAATTTACGAACGTTTATACAAAGTTTTATCGTAATGATGAAGGTCAAGTGTTCTTTGTCATCACCACTGAAACACATTTACTAAAATCACCGACTGCACTCAATCCTTTCTATGAAGGTAGCAGTAAAGAAGCACCCAACACAATGTCGACAATGGACGAAATAAAAGAAAAGAAATTAGCGAAAGAAGTTTTTGGTATGTATCCATTTGCTTCACTTGTTTTCGATGAACGTGATAATGCTTTCTACGGAATTCCAGGCGCACTCGAAATTATTGAAACACAAAAATCAATTAACCAACATTTCAGTGTTTATGATAAAGGTATTCAAGACAACGTTCTTGGTGGCTTCATTCACAAGCGTGGTGTGTTAGGTGAACAAGAAATCACAACCGAAAACGGACAAATTTTACAACTCGATTTATTGCCAGGCGAAAATTGGCAAAATGTTTTTGGTCGCATTCCAGTTAATAACATTCCAACTGATGCACTTAACTATTCCAGCAACTTGTTAGGTGTTGTTCGTCAAGTAAGTGGCGCAAGTAACGTGCAAATTGGTGCTTCTGATTACGCTGGTCAAAGTGCAAAGCAAACACAAATGCTCTTACAACGTGCGCAACAAAACTCAAACGATAACGCACTTATTTTTAATGAATATAAAAAAGAACAAGCGAAACTTATGTTTTTATTTTCTAAATTCTTTTACGACAACGAAGACTTCTCGATTGTTGAACACGGTTATATGAAAGATAATATGCGAACATATGAAGGCGCTGATAAATTTGATGGCACAAAGTATGCTGGCAAAGATGTGATGATTGATATTCGTGTTGGACCTGCGCCATCGTTCAGCGAGTTCTCTTCAATGGAACTTTTAGGTATGATGGTTCAATCTGGTCAAGCACCACTTGAAGTTTATCTCACGAACTTGCCAGATGGTTATGTAAATAACAAACAAGAACTTTTAGACTTAATTAAGAACAATTCTCAACAACAAATTCAACAATTGCAACAACAATTGCAACAAGCACAACAAGTAATGGAACAAATGAGTAAAGCATATCAACAAACGCAAAAAGAAATGGGCAATGTAGACACAGTTGTTCAAGAAAATATGCGCTTAAAATCGATGATTGCTGATTTATCATCACAAGCAATTGAGAAGCAACAAATGGCTGCGAAGTCCAATCTACAAATGCAACAAGATTTACAGGGAATTCTCAACATTACAGCAGGAAAACAAAAGAAATAGTAAACAACTGAAAAAGTTGTGCTATAATAAAGTTACGTTGCTACTAAACGTTAAAGTAGTGTCGCTTACCTCAAGCGTCAGAGAGGAAAGGTTATGGCAACCGAAAACAAGCCTGTTGTAGAAGAAAAAAAGGTGGCAACACCAGTAGAACAACCGAAAGCGAAGGTGGAAACACCCAAAACAACGGTTGACGAGGACGAAGAGTTCATCAACTCCCTTCTTGAAGATGTCGACACCGAAGAGAAGGAAGACTTAAATGAGGAACAAAAGCGTCAGAAGAACAAAGATGCTGAAGAAGCGCGAAAGCGTAGAGCAGCAGAAGTAAAGGCGAAAGCAGACGCTGAAGCAGCGAAGCAAGCCGAATTACAGGCTAAAGTAACTGCCAAAGAACAAGCAAAGCCAGAAGTCAAACCAAACGAAGCACCAAAACCAGATGTAAATAAGTTAGGTGAACAACTTGTAGACTTCAAAGCCAAGTATCCTGATATTGATTTAGCCCAACTTGATGGCGATAAAACGTTTAAAAAGTTTATTGATGGCAAATTACTTGGGAAAAAGGACTTCACTAAGTTGTATGAAGAATACGTGGATTTAAAAGCCGAAATCACTGGTGTTGAGCAAAAAGTTGTCCAAAACAACTATCAAAAAGCAAAATCCAGCAGTGGCTCAAGCGTTAGTCCTGTGTCCAGTAGTGCAGAAGTATTTAGTGAGGAAGAACTTCGTAAAGTTGCTTCAAGGCTTCCCACAATGAACCCAAAAGAAGCAGCAAAAATCGAAGAAAAGTTGAAAAAATCCATTGCTTACTACGACAGCAAAAAATAATCGTAG